GCTATTACATGTGTAAAGCCAAGTGGTACTGTATCGCAACTCACTGATTCAGCGTCAGGTATACACGCTAGACACAATCCTTTTTATGTAAGAACTGTACGTGGTGATAACAAAGATCCACTTACACAATTCATGAAAGAGGAGAACATACCGTTTGAACCTGATATCACAAAACCTGATAGTGTTACTGTCTTTTCGTTTCCAATGAAATCCCCTAGTGGTGCTATCACTAGGACAGAGATGAGTGCAATAGAACAACTAGAGTTATGGAAAGTCTATGCACTTTATTGGTGTGAACACAAACCATCTGTTACTATTTCTGTAAAAGAAAGTGAATGGATGGAAGTGGGTGCGTGGTTGTATGAGAACTTTGATATTGCATCAGGGGTATCATTCTTACCATTCTCTGATCACACCTACCAACAAGCTCCTTATCAGGACATAGATGCAGATGAATATCTCGAATGGAATGGGCGTGTACCATCGTCACTCGACTGGACTAAGTTCTCTATGTATGAAAAGGAAGATAATACGAGTGGATCTCGTGAGTTAGCCTGTACAGCAGATGCCTGTGAAGTCGTGGACTTGAGTTCAAGCTAATGATAGAGATACCGATCAATGACGATTATATGAACCGTGCGAGGGAAAAAGCTTCTACTGTGGGCATATTGCAGGGAAGTATTACAGGTGGCACTAGCAACGTTGTAGGTGCGATAGGTGAGATAATCGTTGCTGATAGTATTATAGCAGAGCAGATAAATACATACGATTACGATCTTGTAAAGGATGGGATGAGAATAGATGTTAAAACCAAGCGTTGTAACTCTAAGCCTAAACCTTTTTATGATTGTTCCGTAGCGTTGCATGGAACTAAACAAGACTGTGATGCGTATGTGTTTGTTCGCATACTTACAGATTTAACTAAAGCTTGGATTCTTGGTGGCATATCCAAACAGAGCTTTTATAAAGAAGCCACCCTATATAGAAAAGGGGATATTGATCATAACAACGGCTATACGTTTAAGGCTGATTGTTATAACCTACAGATAAGTCAATTGAGTCCTTGCCATGATATCAAAAACTAAAGCAAAATTATTTTCATTAGAAGTATTTTTAAATAAAGAGGGGAATGTAGAGATGAACTACGAAGCAGTTACCCCTGACGATCTCGAACGAGAATTGAATACTGGGTTGCCTATGTATAGTGGCACAAGTCAGGTTGCATCACTGCTTCGGTATCTTCGGAAGAGTGCTGATGATATAATGAGTGGTTCACGAAATTATATTTAAGACTTTCTTAACATAGCAAAGTCTTTTCCTGATATTTTACCATCTTTGTTTTTATCTAATTTCTTTTGGCCGCCAACAAGTTTACCACCGTTGCTTTTCTTTTCAAACTTTTTGATAGCACCCCCAAGATTCATACCCATGTCGTACTTTTTCTTTTCAGTCATAGCACCCATTGGATTGTCTTTTGATGCCATACCTGTGGTTACGGTTCTATTTTGTTGAGCTAACCCACCCATCATCATAGGCTTGCGTGGCATTGCCATACCACCACCATACATTTTAGTTGGGCGTTGTCCGTTATTGTACATTTTCATTACTCTTCTCCTTCTAATAGTAATTCTGGTAATTCTGTAACATTTGCTCTTGCAAATTCAGTAACTAAAAAATCTTGCATTAAGATTTGAAATTCATTTAATTTAACTTTATTCATATTTTCAGGATATAAAAGAACATCTTTTAAAACTCTTGCAGCATCTGGATCTCCTGCTGCCATTTTTACCATGTCTAAAGATGCGTTTACCGACACCCTGACTGCAAATTCTGATCCAACGTAAGCAGGACTAACCATACCTCTTGCTAAGTTAAACGCTCTACTTAAAACCTCTTGAATACTGAGTCCGACTTTTTTAAGTGTCACACCCTCAAACATTTTGGTGCTTACAGGATCTTGACCTGTGTTTTTTAAATAAGTCATAACATCTTTTAAATCATTAATATGATCTTCATCCATAACTTCATTAAGAATTTTTCTAGTATTAGGGTCTTCTATTGCTTCAACAATTTTTTCAGGATTTTCGTAAGCATAAACGATAGTTTTACCTGTACCAATATTTTCTATAAATCTACCTTTTTGTGCCTTTCTTCCACCTTGTTCAAGTAAACCCTCAAGAACAAGTTTAGTTAAAACATTATCTATTTCTTTTTCATATTTGTTTAGTAAAGCTCCACTCATAGGAAAAGCTCCTTTTACTTTACTATCACTAGCACCTAGTGCCAACAAATCAGATTTTAACTCTCGTATACCAGTAACGTCTCCATTTACCACATATTTTTCATAAAACTGTTGAGGGTTTCTATACTTACCAAATTCTCTTAATTTAGTTCTGTAATTTTGTTCAAGAGCCTTTAGTTGTTGCTCTCCACCACTCACAGCTTTAAGACGTGCTTCCATTTTATTTTTAAATCTATTATATTGATTTCTCAAAACTTTGTGTCGTTTTATTTGTCTAACAATATCTTTTTCATCATCTATCATTTTTGCAAAATCTATTAAAGGTTCGTCAACTTCAACACCATTTCGTAATACTTTTACGTTTGTCAAACTACTTAGTTCATTTAATTTTTCTATATCAAGTTTTGCAAAATCGTATCCACCCTTCTGTTGATTTAATATAGCTTTTGCTCTAGGAGTTATACTTTCTATAGATTTAACTATCTTATTTGCCCAACCTGTGTAAACCATCTCATTAATAACTTCTTTGGTTATATTAAAAGCATCAGCAGATGAGGAGTCATCCATATCAAATATTTCTTTAAAGTTTTTTCTATCAGATAGTTGTGTAAATATTTTTTTAGATTCTTTTGCTATGTCCTGTGCAAGAAGAGGATCATCAGGATTCTTTATATACTTGTTAACTTTTTGTATGATTGGATTAAAAAGTTGAGATGGACTTTCTTTTGTAAAAACAGCACGAGTATCTTCAGGTCTTTTTTTACCTTCCTGTGTTCGCAAGGGCGTGATATCGCTTTTAGATTTATTGTAAACAGACAGTGGTCCACTACCATCTCGGAGTCTATCAAAAATGTTTGATCTATATATGTCCTTTGCGTCTTGTTGCATGGTTTTTAAATCACCTGCAGCACTTGTTATTAGATCATCTATCTCTGTTTCAAACGCTTTTACTTGACGAGATAATTCAATATTGTTTGTTCTAAAAGCATAGTTTCTAAACGCTGCTTGAACATCCATAACTTCACTTGGTAAAGCCAAGAACGCTTCAAATGTATCCTCTTCTGAATCAGAGTAATACATAGCTATGTCTAGTTCGTCTGCATCTTTATGTATAAATTTAGTATTACGTGTTTCTAATCCTGTTTTAGGATTTACTATAAACTCTTGCCTATGTAGCGTTTTTAACTTTTCTATTGTAGACGCACTAAATTTACTTCTTAAAGTTCGCACACCCATTTCTTTTAGTGATGCTCGTAACGTATTAGCTAGTGGGCCGCCTAAAAAATTACCCTCTGCTGTGAAATATTTACTTAGAGGAGTTTTAACAGTTTCTAATTCTGATCTTTTTTCTAT